ACCGTAAAGGCAGCCCAAAAGTCTAAATGATAATTATCAAATCGTGCTGCAATTAAATCATTAAAAGTAATAGAGCATTCACGAATAATATTGTGCATCAAGTTACGAGTCCAACGGACAGTGAATTTTTTTTGAGTTGGATCGGTATTATAGTTTTTTATTTCAACACGTGGAGTATTAAGGCGAAGCCAAGTTTGAAGCATATAATCACCTGCACGTGAAATAGCTACAGACCATTCTTGGCCAAAAGCCGGAGAACCGGCTGCTCGCGAGAGAACAACTGGAACTTGAGTAAACCAAGTAGCTTTCCTAGTTTCACGAACAAAATAAGCAGTGGCATCGTGACCACCATAGAGGTATTTTTCAATTTCATCAAAAGTGGCAAGATCAATAAACCCCGATGTTACATTTGAAGTAGAGATGGAAGACATTGTTTTATATTAGAGCAAGATAATTTTTGATTTTTTTAACAAAAAATATACTTTAAATATTAAAAACAAAAATGCAAAATGCGAGCTTAAATGAGTCAAGTGAAAGAATAAAGTCTATGACAGATCTAGATATTTTGAGTATAGATGCCAAGATACGTAAGAATTTTGAGGAAGAGACCTCAAAACTATTTGAGCACAAGGAGAAGTTACAAGAAATAGAAGAAACTTTAAAAAATGAAAATCTTCGACGAAGAATAAGAAATAGTCTTGAAAAAGCTAGAGATGATTTGAAAATATATGTAAATGATTTATCAACGCAAAAACAATTGCATTTTTATATTATGGAAACGTTATCTTTTATAGAACAATATAAAGAAATTTTAAAAATTCCTGTTAAAGTAAGTTTTATTGGTAAACTTATTAAAAATGATAAAGAAAAATCTGAAATAATAGAAGGTTATATAGAAGCAGCTTCTAAATATGTTGATATTGAATTTGAAAAAACAAAATCGCAAAAAGTAACATGTCCAAATTGTTTAAATAAAAAAGAATTTGATGTTATTGATGGAAATACTTATATATGTACAAAATGTTACGCTAGACAAACTGTAATGAAGCATAATTCTTCTTACACTGATATTGACAGAGTTAATATTTCAAGTAAATATACATACGACAGAAAGGTTCATTTTCGGGATTGTATTAATCAATATCAAGGAAAACAAAACAGTACTATTCAGCAAAAAATATATGACGATCTTGAAATTCAATTTGAACGTCATCACCTTTTAAAAGGAGGAAAAGATACATGTAAAGAAATTAAATTTAAAGATGTTACCAAAAATCATGTTCTTATTTTTCTAAAAGAACTTGGTTATTCTAAACATTACGAAAATGTGCATCTTATTCATTATAATTTTACAGGAATTAAACCCGATGATATTTCTTATTTAGAAGAACAACTTCTTGATGATTTTGATGTTCTTACTGATTTGTATGACAAAAGATTTAAACATATTAATCGTAAGAATTTTATTAACACTCAATATGTACTCTTTCAGTTATTACGTAGACATCGTCATCCTTGTAAAAAAGAAGAATTTATTATTCTTAAAACAATTGACAGAAAATTTTTTCACGATGAAATATGTAAAGATTTATTTGAAGAATTGGGATGGAATCATAGCCCTTTTTATTAATTTAAAATGAATTAAGAAATTGTTTCTAAATATTAAAAATGTCAAATATTAGATTTCGTGTACATCAACAACCGCATTATTCGGAAATATTAGAAAATGAATGGTATAATCAATCTGAAAATACATTTTTTACATTAATGAATATAATTAATGTTTTAGAACCAATTTTTGATCCAATTGAAATAGCTATACAAAATAGCGAAGATGATCTTCAATTACATAGAAATGATAATATAGAAATTAATGTTAAATCACAACTTTATCACACAACTAATAAAAAATATGATATGTGTTCTATATGTACAGATAATTATACAAAAAATGATGAAGTATCCGTATTAGAGTGTAATCATATTTATCATTCAAAATGTATAAAAGAATGGGGTAAATACAAGCCTAGTTGTCCTATATGCAATATAAAAATTTCTACTAATCTTTCATGTATTGATGAAATTGACTAAAGATAAACTAAATCTTTATTATAACTAAATGTTATCAAAGTTAAAAAAAACATGGAATGATTATGGTTTTGAAATAACTCTTGGTTTTTGTCTACTATTTATTCTATTTTTTGGTCTTTACCGAAAAATTACTGGTAAAAAAGGCACATGGTCAAGAAGAGACAATTTTAGAAACTATATTCCTATTAAGCCTACTTATCAGCCTACCCGTCAACCTCCACGTGAGAGTAAAGGCGAAACAGAATGCAGAAGAGTATTACAATTTCTATTTAAAAGACGTTTTGATAAACATCGTCCTGATTTTTTACGCAATCCTGTAACAGGTGGAGATTTTAATTTAGAACTTGATTGTTTTGATCCAGAACTTAAAATTGCAGTTGAATATAATGGTGTTCAACATTACCAGTATATACCATTTTTTCATAAAAATAAAGAAGCTTTTTTAAATCAGAAGTATAGAGATGATATGAAACGAAGAATGTGTCAAGAAAATGGTGTTCTTTTGATTGAGGTACCTCATACAATAAAATTAGAAAATATTAAAGAATTTATAGAAAATGCTTTAATCAAAAATGGAGTTACATTTTAATACTTATTTTTAATCTTACTAACCGGTTTTTAAAGGGGGGTGAAATACAGGAATTTTCTTTCTTATTTTATTATTATTGTTAAAAAAAATTATTATTCCTATTATAACTGGAACTAATAATATAATACCTATTATTGCACCTAATATTATTTTTTTTGTAGAACTATTATCAGTTTGTGTACCATCAGTATTATACTGTGAATTAGGATCATCGTTCTGACTACTGTTATCACCGGTGCCATTACCACCAGTGTCGTTACCACCTCTATTATTATTTATAGTCTGATCGCAAGATTGACGTATATTTTCTAAAGCGTCTTTTGACATAGTTGAACCTGCTAAATTAATGATATTACTGCAACATTGTAAATTTGGAGGGTTTGGTTGCTTTATTTGCTTTTTTGGAATAAATGGATTTTTAAGCTTCCAGTTATCCATTAACCTCTTAATTTGAATATCTGTGTATTTATATGAACATGCAAAATTACAAGCCCAACATGGCACACTCCATGAATCAAGAGTCCATACATCAGACGCATCTGGTAATGTTCCACAATTTGCAACATTACCAGTGTCTTGTTTTCTTACAGCTCTTTGTTGTGTTTCATAATCAGCCATATCAGAACGGTATTTTTCTTCAGCTTTCTTATTTTCTGCACTAATTTTTAAATTTTGATTGTCAATATCTGTAACTTTTGCTACATAAATCTGTGATACTTGTGTACAAGGATCTCCCATTTTTATTATTAACAATAAAAATCTTTTCTAAATTAATTTTGCACAGAAAACCTTACATTAAATAAATGAATAATATTGATGATGATATCATTCCTTATTGTGTTTGGCATTATATAGATATAAACACAAATACATTTTTAGGATATATTAGTGCTCCAAAAAAACATAAAAAAAATGGATTTGTTAGTTTTAATTGTGAATCAAAAATAAAAGAAAACTGGGTTTTAGCTGGTACTTTTTATGGAATAGCTCCTAATTTTCGTCCTATACCTGTTGGTATGAAAATTTTTTGTATTAAAAATTCTTCATCGTTTCCTTACAATACAAAAGATATGTATTTAATGCAAGATCCATATAATATGAAAGATGAATGTGTATACTTTGTGACATATAACCAACCAGTTCCAAACACAAAACCTTTGTATTTTCATTTACTTGGAGATAATGTATTTCCAAGTTTTGACGAAAATCCTCCATCTAAATCGTCTGACTGGTCACAAACTCTTATTTCCCCTGTTTTTGTTATGACAACTAAACATGACAAATTTAAATGTGTAAACGGACGTTGTATTCCATGGATTTCTGAAATACCATCTTTATATGATACTGATAAACATGATGAAATATTAGGTCTTCACAATTGTACTGTTTTTTGCAATGATCTTGTTGTTTCTAAAAACGAAGGAAAACCATTTAACATATTACAAATTGTATCAGACCAAAAAATAAAAAAAAGATCGGTAGGTTTAAAAATGATACTTTTTTGTATTATTATTTTTTGTATTATTATTTTAATTGCAAAAATAATTTTGAAAATGTTTAGAAAAGATTAAACAATATTTTAAACTAAAATGAACACATATACAATAATCAATACTCTTGATGGACAGATAAAAATTCCTGAAGATGCACTTCCTGGATTGAATGAATGGTCAGAACGAATTGGTATGCTTATTAAATATAAAAGTGAAATTACACCAACGTTTAACGTTCCTTCATCTTATTTAATCAAATTAATTTCTATATCTCGTGCTTCTGCTCAGTATTATTCTTTAACAGGAGAATTACAAGAAAAAAAACGAGAACAAATTGTTAGTATGTATAATGCTCACAATCGGGAAGAATTTACAAGATTTTATGACGAGGAAATAGAAATTACAAGTAAACTTGCAGAGTTTATAGAAACTATAGATAGTATAATCAAATGGAATATATCATCCGATATTTTATATAAGTTAATAGGTCGTATAGTAGATCCGATGGATCCAAATTTTACAATACCACAATATGTCACAATTGCATCATTATCATACTTAGAACATCTTAAAAAGACAAATCCTGACTCAGTTGATGGACTTACTTTATTACCAACACTTCT